AGCAATGTTAAAAGATTACCACTTTACAAACAAATTTCATTTAGCTATAAAGAAAGTAAGTCATTTGCTAATAAGAATTTTCTAAATTTATTCAGTAGAAATTACGGTAATTTAGATTCAAGTTTCGATTACGATGGTAGTGAATTTAAAATCGAGTTACCTTTTGAAAATAACCAATTTGTAGAAATTCCAAACACTGATTTATTTTGTGCTTATTGTATTGAAGAAAATCAAAGTAGCTATATTCCGGAACCGATGCTTTTATATTTAGCAGGCGAAGATACAGCAACAACAGCTTTTAAATTTAAAAAAGAAACTACCGAAGTAAACGTAACCGATTACGCACTTTTCAACAGCGTTAACACAACGGGTTTTTCACTTTGTTTCGGTAACGAGTTCAATATCGTAACGCAAGAAACAGAACCAAATAGTTTATATCAAACTTACTATTCTAATCATTTGGGCAACCTTTACGATTTACAGCAACGGTTGTTTTCGTTTACGGCGATGTTACCTACTGGCGTACTTGCGAACTTGAAAATGAATGATAAAATTATCATTAAGGACAAACGATATTTGATTAACGATATTAGTAGCACGTTGAACAATGGCGAAGTTAAAATGAATTTAATTAGGGAGTTGGTAACTATTGCGCCCGATTGTGAATGTATAAAAGTTACTTACACTTTAGTTGGTGAAGAGCCTGTTACGGTGGAGGTGGAGAATGTAGGAGACGAATACACAACAGAAGATTTTAAGATATTAAAAGACGGTACTGATTGGATAGTACAAGCAATTGAAGAAACGCCAGTTAGTGGTTGTGATTGTATTAAATTCAACTATACACCAACGGGAGGTTCACCACAAACTTTGACGTTATCACCAACAGGAACAAACGATGGAAAAAATAAGTATGAGTTTTCAATTAGCGGAGTTCAATATGTTGTTTTTTGGAGTAATACGGCAGGGACTTGGAATTTCAATACAGTAACACCAAATCTAACATTAGCTTTTTATGGAGTAAATAACACGTGTCCATTTGGTACTTATACGCTTTTAAACCTACTAACATTTACTTCTGTTTCAATAACTCAATGTACTGAATTAGTAACTTACGCAATACTTGAAGAAGACACCGAATGCCCTTTCGGAACGTACACAATCGAAGAAGGTAGCGCATTTTCGGCATTTAAAGTGGAACCTTGTTATTAAGATTATGAGAATACACAGAATTATACAACTTTTAAAAGTTAGCGACCATTTTAAACAATCAAAGGCGATTGACGTGGCAAAAGGTTTGAACGAATACACTTCGTCAACAAAGAAAATATTGAAACAAGAATTAAGAAAATACCATGGAAAAAAAGGTTATTGAAATAGAAATACAGGACAATTCTAAAACGTTAAAACAACAATACAAAGAGGCGGTTTTAGAAGTTCAGAAATTAGCAGATGCTTTCGGTGCAACTTCAATCGAGGTGCAAAATGCGTCTAAAAGAGCGGCGGAACTTAAAGACCAAATCGAAGACGTTAACGATGCTATCCAAGCGCAAAAAGGCGAAGGTGCATTTATTGCTTTGGGGAAATCTTTGTCTTCGGTTGCAAGTGGATTTAGTGCCGTTGAAGGTGCAATGGGTTTAGTAGGTGCAGAAAGTGAAGACGTACAAAAAGCGATGTTACGTGTTCAAAGTGCAATGGCTTTGGCCCAAGGATTGGAGGGTTTAGAAGATGCAGGAAGAGCGTTTAAACAGTTAGGAGCGGTTGTAAAATCAACAACGGTTTATACTACCCTTTACAACTTTGTAATGGGCGTTTCCAACAAAGAAACAGCGACAAACGTAGCATTAACGGAAGCGGATACAACAGCGAAAGTTGGTTTAACGGGTGCAACGGGTGGACTTTCAGTAGTAACTGGAACAGCAACAACAGCTATGAAGTTGTTTAGAATGGCTTTAATTGCAACGGGAATCGGTGCAATAGTTGTTTTAGTTGGTTTGTTAATTGCAAACTTTGACAAAGTAACTAAGGTAGTTACAACGTTAAGCGGTTACGTTGTGAAAGCTTATGATTATTTCGATAATTTAGGAACTGCGATTAAAGTTTTAATTGGAATATTTTTTCCATTTATCGGAGTTGTTTACGGTGCAATCAAAGCGCTTGAATACTTCAATATAATCGACACGAAAAACGAGCGTGATTTGTCAGCAAGGCACGTGGCTAATATGAAGCGTGTAGATAAATCACTTGCTAAACAAGAACAAGCAAAGAAAGCACGTAAAAAAGCATACGATGAAGAAACGGGGAATATTGACCGCCAAATTAAGTTATTAGAAGCGCAAGGGAAATCAACGGAGGCACTTGAAAAGTTACAGCTTAAACGCTCATTAGCAAATCAACGTGAACTAATCAAAGAAGCACGTTTGAATTTACAAATTTTAAGAGCAACAAATATCGGTGGTGTTAACGATGAAATGATTGAGGAAACAAAAACCGCAATTGCTGAAATGAAACAAGCTATTTTAAATACTGAAACGGATATACAAATTGCAAGGATTGAAAGTACTAAGGTAACTAAAGATGAAGTTGAAAAGAATAAAGACTTAGCAAAAACACTTGAGGATTTAACTGAAAAAAATAAGCAATACGGATTAAGCGAAAAAGAATTATTGCTATTAAGTAAATTAAAAACAGATGCTTTAATTCAAGAACAATTCCTTAAATCAACGGATAAAGATAAAGAGAAACAAAGAACAGATGCTTTACTTGCAAATGAAACAGATTATAATAATCAACTAAACGCACTTAGAAAAAAAGAGGTTTCAGATTATGAAACTTTAAAAACAACAAGTGCAAAAGACGGAATTGCTCAATTAGTAACTACACGAACAGCTGAATTACAAATTGAAAAAGACACAGCAGATAAAAAAAGAAAATTAGATGAAGATGAAATCGCACGTAAAAAGCGACTTAGAAACACACAAGTACAATTAGCGGCAGACGCATTCGGTGCAATAGGTCAATTAATAGAATCGTTTAATGCTAAAGACGAAGCGAGCGCACGTAGACAGTTTAAAATATCAAAGGCGTTTAATTTAGCAGCTGCTTTAACGAATACTTATTTAGCTGTAACGGGTGCGTTAACAGCAGGTGGGAATCCGATTAAATTAGCAACGGGTCAACAATTTGTTGAAGCAGGAATTGCAGGAACCGTTGGTTTGGCAAACGTTGTTAAAATTGCAAGCACCCAATTTGGTGGTGGTGGCGGTGGCGGTGGTGTTGACGTTCCAAATCCGTCAAGTATTATCGCACCAAATTTAAACGTTGTAGGAAATACTGGAATAAACCAATTGGCAACATTACAACAACAGCCCGTTAAAGCATACGTAGTAAGTAACGACATCACAAGCGCACAACAGTTCGATTTGAAAGTGCAACAAACATCACAATTGTAGTTTAAAAGGTATGGAAGTTTACGAATTAGTAATTAAGGACGAAAAGAAAGACGGTGTTTTCGCCGTTTCGCTTGTTGAAAAGCCTGCGATGGAAGAAAACTTTATTGCACTTTCAAAGGACTTTGTAGAGTTAAAAGCTATTGACGAAAAGCGAATTGTTTTAGGTGCGGCGCTTATTCCTAATAAGAAAATTTACCGTAAAGATAAAGATAAGGAATTTGAAATATTCTTTTCAGAATCAACGGTAAAACGTGCAAGCGAGTTGGTATTTATGCGAGGTCAACATCAAAATGCAACGGAGCAACACGCTGTTAAAGTTGACGGAATGACGATCGTGGAATCGTGGATTATTGAAGATGCCGAAATGGATAAATCTAAAATTTACGGTTTTGATTTACCCAAAGGAACGTGGATGATAGCAATGAAAGTTGACAATGACGAAACGTGGGCTAAGGTGAAAAGTGGCGAATTAAAAGGATTCAGCATTGAGGGTTATTTCGCAGAACGTTACGAAATGAGCGCACGTGAAAAAGTAGTACAAATTATAAAATCATATAAATGAAAACAAGTTTAGAAATTATCAACAAGCTATCTGAAAAAGAAGCGGTAAAGTTGGGAATGAATGTAGAGTTGGGTTTGTTGCAAGATGCAATGAAAATGACTACAAGTGCAGATAATTCTTTGAAATCAGCAAACGGAAAAGTAAACATAATTTTAGTTAAACAAAAAGAAGCTATCGATGCTTTAGGAGTTGCAAGTTCAGACAATCAAAAAGCATTAAACTTAGTAAATACCTTAATTAAAAACACTAAAGATTTAGGTTTACCAATTAGTGTTGAAAGTCAAAAAATGTTTGAGAAATTATCAGCGAGAGCAAAAGAAATTCAAGCAGGAGTTTCAACATTAAAAGCAGTTAAAGTAGTACAAGTAAAAGGATAATATGCCAACAAAAACAACATCACCAAAAGGCGGAAAACGTGGTTGCCTATGCAAGGACGGAAAGTATCGCAAAGAATGTTGTGAGGGCGAATTATCACAGCAAGGGATAGGTTCAACAGTAAGCGGTGGAACGCAAATTGTAATCAATCCGAGCCAAAATACAACGGTAATAATTTGCTAAAGTGCAACAGAACAAAAACAGAATAGTTTAATAAAAAAAAGTCAAATGAATTATAAAGAGATAGTAAAAAAGATTTGTGTTGCTTTGAATATCGAAGTGAAATTGGAGCAAATGAAACTTAACGATGGCGTTACGGTAATCGAAGCGGATAGCTTTGAAGCTAACAACGAAATTTTTGTTGTAACGGAAGATGACCAAAGAATCCCTTTACCCGTTGGTGAATACGTTGTCGAAAACGGAATGGTTTTAATCGTTGCGCAAGAAGGTGTAATTGCTGAAATTAAAGAACAAGAAGCACCAGAAGAAGTTGAAGCACCCGAAGAGGAATTGGAAAAACCACAACCTGAAACGATTGAAAAATCAGCGGTTAAGAAAACCGTTGAATCAATGGTTAAAGAAACGTTTTTTTCAGAATACGAAGCGTTGAAAACTGAAAACGAAGCATTGAAAACACAGTTGGCACAAATGGAAGAGCCGAAAGCAATTGTTCACAATCCAGAGCCAACGGAAAAAGTTAAGGTTGAAGTACCTAAAAGCACAAGAGATTTAGTAATGAAATTTATAAACCAATAAAATGAGCACAACTTATTTAGCAGTAACCAACGACACAGAACGTCAGTTGGCAGTAGTTGAAACCGTAGCGGTAGCAACAACTTTGACCGCAAAAGATAGCGGAAAAGTATTTATCTTAAAAGCAGCAGCAGGAGCGCAAATTACACTTCCAGCAGTAGCAACGTCAGCAGGTTTACGATTCAAGTTTATCGTAGGTCAATTGTTCGCAACTACAGATTGGACGGTAAAAGCACTTAGCAACGCAATCGAGGGAAGCGTTTTAGTTAACGGGGCACACGTTGCAGGAGTTGATGAAAACACAATTTCTTTCGTGGCGTCAGCAGAATCAATCGGAGATTTCGCAGAATTAGTTTGTGACGGTACAAATTGGTACGTGAACGGTTCGGGTGTTTCAGCGGGTTCAATCACTTTAACAGCAGTTTAATAATTTAAAACATTTATAAAAAATGAGTACTACAACATCAGTAACTACCTCTTATTCGGGAGAATTTGCAGGAAAATACATTGCAGCGGCTTTATTGCCTGCACCAACTTTGGCAAGTAATTTAATTACTATTATGCCAAACGTTAAGTTTAAGTCAGTAATGAAAAGACTTGCAACTGACAAATTATTATCAAACGCTTCATGCGACTTTAATCCTGCAGGAACGATTACTTTAACAGAAAGAGTAATCCAACCGAAAGAGTTACAAGTTAACCGACAATTGTGTAAAACAACTTTCAGAAATGATTGGGACGCAATCGAAATGGGTTATTCAGCATTTGACGTTATGCCAAAATCATTTACTGATTTCTTATTAGCACAATACGCAGAAAAAGTTGCTTCAGAAAACGAAGTAAACATATGGAGAGGTGTTGCATCTAATAACGGAGAGTTTGACGGATTCACTACTTTGTTAGCTTTAGACCCTGCTTTACCTTCAGCGCAAGAACTTGCTTTAGTAGGTGGTGGTTTGTTATCAACTAACGTAATTGCTGAAATCGGAAAAGTACTTGACGCTACTCCATTAGCAGTTTCAGCACGTGAGGATTTTCATATCTACGTATCTACAAACGTATTTAGATTATACGTTCGTGCATTAGGTGGTTTCGCTACTAATTTAGGAGCAAATGGTATTGACGGTAAAGGTTCAATGTGGTTTAACGGAGGTGCTATCCTACCTTTCGAGGGTGTTAAATTAGCACACGCACCGGGTTTACCTGCATCTACAATGATTGCAACAACTAAAGAAAATTTAGTATTCGGTACTGGTTTAATGAATGATGCGCAAGAGGTAAAACTTTTGGATATGGCAGATGTTGACGGTTCACAAAACGTTAGAATCGTTATGAGAATGACGGCAGGTGTTCAATATGGTGTCGTTGAAGACATCGTGACTTACAATGTTACTAACTCTGTAAACTAAGAACTTATGAGTTGCGACTTAGCCAACGGAAGATTAGAAGTTTGTAAAGATTCAATTGCAGGATTAGACGCAGCATATTTCATCAACTTTGGGGATTTCAACCCCGAGGTTGATGTTACTTATGACAACACAAATACTGATTTAATCACAGCAATTGCAAACGTTACAGCTTGCTTCAAATTTGAGTTAAAAGGAACAAATAGCTATCAAGAAACTATCACAACAGATAGAAACAACGGTACTACTTTCTTTCAGCAAGAACTTACTATCACGCTTAAAAAACAAGATGCGACAAGCCAAAAAATAGTAAAATTACTATCTTACGGAAGACCGCAAATTATTATTAGAGGGCGTGACAATACTTACAGAATCGCAGGACTTAAAAGAGGAATGGATTTAACTGCAGGTACTATCGGAATGGGTACAGAACCAGGGGATTTAAACGGTTATACTTTGACATTTACGGGAATGGAAGCATTACCTGCGAATTTCATAAATTGCACAACGGAAGCAGGTTTATTAACTGACTTAACGGCTTTAGCTTCTTTCACAACATCTTAGAATTTTGTTTGATTTGTCTCCATAGAAAGGGGTTGCAGAAATGTAACCCTTTTTTTATGCAACAGTTTTCTACTTTAATAGTTTTAATAATATGAATGTTTTACAAGTTAGTACATCAAGCCAAATATTGAAATGCGCGCCACGATCCACAACGATTACGCATATTGTAGTAATCGACCAAGAAGCAGGAACAAGCGCAACTATTAACGCACCCACGATAATTGATTATGGTTACTATATCGGAGTACAAGCGGTGTATTCTTTAAAAGCAGGGCGTTTCTACATCGTGCAATTATACAACCTTACTAACTTTTTAGGTAGTGAGCAAGTTTGGTGTTACAAGGCAGGGTTGCAAACGGACGAACATTCTTCTAATAATGATTTTGTGATGTTATGAACATAGATGTAATAAATTTGGCTCAATACGAAGCCCCTGCAATAATAGAATCTAAGCAAAAAGGTTATGTAACTTTTGGAGAAAACAATAGTTACTTTCAATTTCTTATTGACCGTTATAGAAAGAGCGCAACGAATCAATCCATTATAAACAACGTAACCCGTTTAATGTATGGAAAAGGATTAGGAGTAATTGATGCAAGCCGTAAACCTGCTGAATACGCACAAGTAATGGCACTTTTTAACAAAGATTGTTTGAGAAAACTTTGCTTTGATTTAAAAACATTAGGTCAGTGCGCTATCCAAGTACACTATAACGACAAACACGATAAAATATTAAAGGCATTTCATATTGATATGAACCTTTTAGCTCCTGAAAAATGTGATGATGAAGGGAAAATAAACAATTGGTATTATTCAAATAATTGGGAAGATATTAAGAAATTCCCACCAAAGAAATTTGCTACATTTGGAAGCTCAAAAGATAAGGTTGAAATATTAGTTATTCGACCTTATGCAATTGGAATGAAGTATTTTTCTTTACCCGATTACGTAGCAGGAACGGCGTATGCGTTGTTAGAAGAAGAAGTTAGCGATTACCTTATCAACGAGGTTCAAAACGGATTTAGTGGCACAAAAGTGGTAAATTTCAACAACGGACAACCCGATATTGAAACACAAAATTTACTACAATCACAAATTAAAAACAAGTTGACGGGAAGTAAAGGACAAAGAGTAATCGTTGGATTCAACAACAACAAAGAAACAGCAACAACGGTTGATGATATTCCTTTGAACGATGCACCAGAACACTATCAGTATCTTTCAACTGAATGCGAGCGCAAAATTATGGTTTCGCATTCGATAACAAGCGGTTTGTTATTAGGATTAGGAAGCGCAAACGGTTTCGGAAGCAATGCAGATGAATTAAAGAACGCGTTTGTATTGTTCGATAATATGGTTATTAGACCGTTACAGCAACTTTTGATTGATGGATTAGAACAAATTACATCTTTCAACGGAAATACCGCTAAATTGTTTTTTAAAACGTTACAACCTTTAGAGTTTACGGATTTGGAAAACGTACAATCGAGCGAAGATAAACAAGAGGAAACGGGAACGGAATTGAGTTCACAAATTGATATTAGTGCAT